TTCACGATTAGTTTGTTTTTTTATTTTAGCATTTTTTCTAGCTTCTTCTGCTGCTTCTTTCTCAGCTTTCCTTGCTTCATTTGTAGCTTTTATGTACTCTTTAGCTGAAGAAGTTATTTTTGACATTTGAATGTCATTCTCTTGCAACATTTTTGTGTTTTCTGGAAGTGTTTCATTGGCAGCTTTGTATGTATCAATAAGCAATTTACGTTGTTCTCTCAGTTCATTGATTTTAACAGCATTTATACCTAGCTCAATTTGCTCTTCAATAGTCATCTGCTTGTTATCTGTTATTACTTTAATTAACTCTTTGGTAGAATTTCCATACTGGTCTGTTCTAGTTATTGTTTGTTCTTCTTCTTTTCTTAACAAGCGTTGTGCACTGACTAGATTTTGTATTTCATCATCAAGTGCTTCTACATCACTTGTAAAACCTTTGTATTGATTCCCTGCTCTTTCATTAATTTCAGCTTCATTTCTTCTAATATCAAGCAATCCTTTTAGTGAGACTACAAAATCCTCTACAAAACCAACAGCTCCCACGTCTATTAGTGCATCACCTATAGCTACCTTTAAATTTGTGTAATTTGCTATAAGCGATTCTATTGTTTGTGCTGTAGTTAATTGCTCCTCGCCTAGACCTTCTACAAGATTTTTACCTTCTGACAACGCTTTGTTTATAAACGCTTGTTTTCTTTCAGCATCTGTAAGCTGTTTAGCTGTTTTACCTAAACTTGCTGCATATTCTTCATTGGCTTTATTGACATCAACCATGATACCCAAGTTGTCAAGCATTAACTTTGATTGTCTTCCTAATCCAGTCACAAGAGATTCTATACCAAATGTAGCATCTTGACCCACTGCTTGTGCTAACCTTTGGGCTGTGTCAAACAGTTCAGCCATCTGGTCATCAGAATCAGCTATACCAAGCAACATTGCATTGTTGGCTTGCTCCATTATAGTCATACGGTCTGCTGTACCATTTAGAGCCCTGTCTAGTTTTTGGAATGTGTTTTCTGAAAATCCAGCTTCTTTTCTTAGATTATTAAATGCGTTTTCTACACCTTCTAATTGACCTGCAAGTCTTACAGATTCTACTGCTGCCGAAAAACCTTTATAAGCAGCTGCTGTGGTTGCTAAACCACCTGCCATTGCTCTTAAACTACCTGTTAGACCTTTTACTTTTTTATCTGTATTTCCAAAGCCAATAGCCTTAGCTATGATTTCATATATGGTTCTGTTAGCCATTAATCTCCTTTTAGCCTATATTGTAACATTTCTTCATGAATTACCATAAACTCATCTACTATGTCTGCTGGGGTTTCTTGCAATGATGGACAAGGGGGACAGTTAAACTCTTTACAGAATTGATATTCTCTAATTCTTATTTGACACTCTGGGTCAATAAGTTTGCTCATATCTGCAAACATCGTGCTCTGTTCGTATAAAGCTAATCCCACTTTTGTAAATCCTCTTTTATTACAGTCATTGTAACACTCAAACATGATCCTATGCACATCATCAATGTCACCTAAAGTTACTTTTTTCCCAGTGCAAGGATTAATTGCATCGTAAGGAAACTGTTTAAAATATGGGTTTTCTGCTATCCCTTGTAAAGAAATTTGTACGTTAAGACGTAAGACTATTTCTTCAATTTTTTTTTATTCACCACAAAGTAACATTCTTTAGCAATCATAATGATTTCAATGTCAGTAAATTCGTTTAGTTCTTCTTCCGTAAAATTAGAGCCAACCAAACAACATTCTGCAAAAGACAACCAATCTAATGGCTCAGATAGCTCTGCTTTGTGGTATAAATTGTTAAATTTACCCCTATCACGCAAGTTTAACTCTTTTACGTCTACTTCTATGCTTTGCTTGTTTTCGCCTTTAATTTTAACCATTTTAGTTACCCTTTAGTTTACCAAGCTGATTGAGACTCACCACTAAATACTGACATTTGCAGTGCTTCGTTTGTATCACTAGAGCCTGTTGAAACACCTTCAAAAGCCAATGAGTGAAAGATTCCATTTTCAGATATGTCTTGTGATGGGTCTCCTGTGTATTGAACATTCATTGCGATGTTTGCTTCTCCAATCGATGACACTGTTCCATCACCAATATTAATTGCTATTGCTAGAGTGTCTCCATCAAGGAAGTCTTGCACTACATTTTCGCCTGCTCCATAATCTACGTTAGCATCGTACTTAACAGTCATGTTACCTGTTACTGCATACTCTGGTATAGAGTAGGCTTCTGCGTCACCATTAGAGTTAAATCCAACTCTATTTACTCCGTTTGATATAGTTACGTCAAAACTCTTAAGAACTATATCCATATTTGCTCCATCAACTGTTAGCGTCTTTGTAGACATGTCAGCTATATTGTAGTAGCCTGCTGTTTCAGGAGCTAAAAAAGTGCCATCAAATGTTTGTTCTAAAACTGTTCCTGTCGAAACTGGATTAGAAAAACCAGAATAGTAGTTGCCACTCATATTCATAAAGCCACCATTTGTCCCAAAATCTAAAGACAATGTCAAGTCTGAACACATTACACCAGTCAGCTTTATTCCTTCACCAGCCTTTGGATAGTATGCTAGATTAACAGTATGTGGTATGTTGTTTGAAATAGAGCCACCTATGCTAGAAATATTGGCACCCTGTCCACCTATCTCTGTTAGATGCACATAACTTCCAGACTCACTATGCTCTTGTGAAACCAGTGCTAAATGCTGTGCTAAAAGTTTAGGTGTAGCAATCATGTCAAATGGCATGGTAACTGTTCCACCTCTAGTGTTTAAAATAGTGTCACTTGAATTTTTAACCAAGCCCCTTCCTGATAACAATCTTGACTCTCTAGTCACATTAAAAGTTGGTTTTGTTGGTTGCACAATAGGAAGTTGTCTATATGCTGTCCCATCATTTCCTGCACTATCTAATCCTACCCCAAAAGAAGTCTCTCCTTTAATGCCAACCTTAACGTCACTTATGGGAACTATTGTTGTATCTATAGCCATTACTTATCTCCTTTTTTCTTTTTTTCTATTAATGTTACCAATCCCATAGACTGCATCTGTAATGCAACTTCTTTCGGCAACGCTATTGATTTCCCACTTTTTAAATCATCAAACTCTTTTGACGTGCAAGGCATACCAATATAATTAAATTTTACTAGTTTATCTGTTAATGGTTTTACGTTCATTTTTGCTCCTATGCTACATTTCCTAAATGTTTACAATTAAAAGTCATGGTCACTACATACTTTTCTTCTTCTTCCTCTGTGTTATATTCAGATGTTTCTATTCTACAGTCATATGCTTTTGATCCATCAGATAAAGTGAGTACAATGTTATCATGGATAAGTGCTTCTATCCTAGCTACTACTCTCATTACATTCTCAAGTTTTACCTTTTCTATGTCTTTTGTGTTGCTATAATATAACATATTAAGTGCATATTCTCTAGTCTCTGAAAAAGTTGCGTACTCTAATAGTGTATCGCTTACTGGCTGTAGTTTTAAATACTGACTACTCACGTTCTTTGTTTCGTGTGCTACATATGCAGGCAATGTGTTGCCAAACTCAGTACGTATTATGTTCAACAAAGCGTCCATTATGTTTTTAAAATTATTAATAGGAGTTATTGGCATTAGTACCCATACCCTCTTCTAGTTAGATTTATTGCTGTGGTTTGTGCATTAGATATTTCTCTTTCTGCACTTGTCACTTCTATCTCCCATATATCTCCATCTGTCATTGACGCACCTTGAAATCTAACAAGCAGTCCACCCATACCTTGTAATGTTTGTAGTCCACCTGTGACAATTTTTTCAGCCGATTCAGCACCAAACAATTTATTATCAGCGTAATAATGTACTTTTGCTTTAGCTACGCCGTATGCACCCGACACCGTACATTCTATTTTAAGTAAATCATATTTTTCGCCTACATACACACCAGCAACTTCTACAATGTCCATACTACCTGAGACAGATTTATAGGTCACTCTACCTTGTTTATCTTTTGCGTCTACTTCGTATGACAGTTTAAACTCACCAGCATTTAGCCTATCAGCTATACCTGTTCTTTCTGGGTTAGTGACTTGTGAATAATAATAATCAGCTTCTTCTGTTTGATTCTCTGCTCTTAATATATTTGCTACGCATAAATAGCAAGTCATCTTGATTACGATTGCATCATATTCTTTTGCTTGTGACACAGACACTGTATTTTCATCTATTTGAGTAATTTTTGGCAATGGGGTAGCATATCTACCATCAAGCAAATTATTTAGCTCCATTGACGCATTTACTAGCATTTGGTCAAAATAGGTAGCATTGTCAATACCACCTTCAATGAGTAAGTCTATTGGATTTGCTGTATCTATAAAAACTTCAACAGAATCATTTCCAGAAGAATATCTAAACTCATAATTTGCATTAGGATCATCTGTTACTGCTGTCCCTTCTATACCATCAAAAAACAAATTAGTAATTAATCCAGTATTATATGCCTTGTAAAAATTACTTGTCCCCGTTGTTTCCCAGCCTAGTATTTGTCTTTTAGCATCATATTGGGAGAAGTTAGGATAATACATTTCTAAATCACTTTGGCTTGCATATTTAAAATCAGTTGCCATTTATCTCCTCTTCCTTTTAGTAATTGGCTTTCTTTTCATTTTACGAACTTTTTTCTTTCCTTTTTTCATCTTTTTTTTACCACCGTAATGATATGGCATATCTACCTCCTAGTAGGTTGTCACTGTTAATTTTGCTTCACACTTTTGTTGTGTTGTATTTCCAAGAACTTGTCTTAATGCGTTAGTTCTACCAGACGCAGTTCCGTCTAGTTTACCACTAAATGGGCTTGTGTGTAATGCACTAAATTTGTACTCTGCGTTGGGGCGTTCTGGAATTGTAAAAAAATGAGCACCTGTCTCATAGTTTATTTCGCCTACTTTTCTTTCGTTCTTCCATATCAAGTTACCATTACCATCATCTCTTATAAATATTTCTTTGTAAGTTGTTCCGTGAGTCACTGGGTCATACACTACATCGGTTTCCATTCTAGCGTCCTCATGAACAACTGCTGTCACAGCTGGTATTCTTCCTACACCGAATGGTGTTGTCTCTCCAGCACTTGGAGCAGCTATAAGTATCGCTGATGTTGATAAAAATGAACCACTTCTAAATACTATGTCTCCATTTTCTAAACCAACAGTTACTCTTTCATTTAATATATTAGAGCCATTAGTATAATAATACGTATCTAGTGCATCTTGTATTTTTTGTATGACACCATCTGAACCTCCAAACTTAGTGTTAGTTGAAGTTGTGAACTTCATAAAATCTGATGTTAGATTACCAGAGCCATCAACAGTAATGTCAAATCCATACTCGGTTGAAGCAACTAAACCTGTTTCGCCATCTGGTGTAGCTCCACCATTGATTGGTATTGTTGCTGTGCCTTGTGTGTAAAACTGAAAAGCTATACTGCCAGCTACAATTCCAGATTGTCCACTGTCTGCTCTTCCTTTGCCATAAAAGTTGCTACTTTTGTATCTACCTAGTGAGTCTGTCTGAGCCACACTATATCTAGCTAAAGAGTGATAGTGATTATGAAAAGCAAAATCTATAGCAGGTGTACCAGAATGAGTGGCTGGGTCTGTACCTGCAACTCCTCTTTTAACAACAATATGATTGTCTGCTAATACAGCCGTTGATGGATTATCACCAAAAACACCCAAAACTTCCATAATTTCATCGTCTACCCTAATTAAATCACCAACTTTAAAACTTAACTCTCCATTATTTGGCTCAAAAACTACTGGGTCAGTTGTATTGTTCAACTCACCACTAGTTACCGTGTTGCCTGTAGTTGCTTTCATTGTATGGTGTGGACTTTCTGTGTTTATTGATGTTCCATCAAAATATTCTACTGAATCTGTTAATATTCCTTTTGTGGTAGGCAGAGACACTTCTTCGTTTGGATTTAGTAAAAACTGAAGAAACTCTGTTCCGTGCACAGTCCCAGCTGCTTCGTATTTGTTGAAAGCAAATATAGCTAAAGCTGAAACATAGCCATCATTTTTAACTTTAACCATAGATATGGGAGCTTCTTTAGAAGCTGTATTGCTTGCAGTTGCATCTAAATCTAGTAACAAGTCAGGAGTATCTGTGCTATATGTAATGCTTTTTCTAATAGTGGATATTGGTTTTTTTACTCTATCACCACCATTCCCATATCTGTTATAAGGTTGCTGTTTTGATTTTTTCATTGTCATGTCTTACTCCTAAGTTAAATGGTATTTGATTTGTATGCTCAAACTATAGTCACTATTGATTGAGTCTGATTTAAAAAAAGCAAGAACAACCTTGCCTGCCGTTACAGCTGAACTTGACACAGTCCATGATGAAAGATATGCTTGCTCGCTTCCTGCATTAGTTACATCTGAATTATTTGCCAAAACTGTTCCATTAGATAGTGCAGATGTAGAGCCACTAGTAAAATCAAAACTCATCAAGTGCATACGTGTAGTATCTCCTGTTGCTGTATCAGCACCCTCAATAGACTTTATGGCATCTATAGAAATATTATCGTGTATATACCACATACAAGGCACTAAATCGCTTGCTCTAGTGGCGTTTCCTTCTGCTGTTGTAAAAGTAGTAGCAGGATCGGTGCTTGTACCAAATGCTGGTGGATTTGATGAATCACCAAAATTCGCACACGAAAAAGGAATCGCATGATGTGTATCATCTGCAAAACTAGCTGATTCTGAATTTACAATACTAAATGTTGCATACTGTGTATTGACATTGTTTCCAGAAGCTGTTACTATTTCATTTGTTGTATCTACCACAAAAACATCTGTCCCATCTACTTTTCTAACTTTTAAAGAGCTTGTCGTATTGTCATTTATTGGCGATACAAGTAACTGGTCATCTGAAATATGTAGACAAGAACCGTTACCATCTCCATCTTTAATTTGTTTTGAGCTGCTAGTTATTCCATTATTAGAGTTATCTAATTGCAATAAATCTTTGTAAAAGTTGCTAGCTGGTTTTGATTTTATACTCATCTCTCCCCTTCATTAACCTGTGTATATAGTTGTAGGCAATGCAGTTGCTTTTATTATAAATGGAGAGTAGCTTACACCATGGCTAGACCTTACTCCATATCTAATATTTGCAGTTTTTGTAGAACCTGCTGTAGAAAATCCCACATAAAAAGTATTGCTTGACCCTATTGCTGCTAATTCACTTGCACTTAAAACCCATTTTATAGTCAATACATCATCGTCTGACTCATCATCACTTAAATAGATTCCACCAAAATCATACTCAAATTGAACGCCGATAGAATTATATGTGTCGCTATCACTAAGACCTACATCAATATTTGTATCTGTGCTACTTACATCTATAAAACAGCTTAATTCTATTTCAACATATTCACTAGGTGGTGTTTTAAAAGATATTTGATGCGTGCTATCTTCAACTGTCATGCTGTTTTGTATTTCAAAACTACTTGTCCCTCCTGTAGGGTGTAAGTATGTATAGCCTAATATCATACCTGCATACGCACTATTGGCTGAACTAAATTCTGTACCTGCTTTTTTTGCGACAAAGTTACCACTGTGGGAATCAAGTTCAATACTTGCTCCTGAATCAACCACAAAGTCATCTGCTATAATTTTATCTAAACTGCTTATTGTAAGGTCGCCACTAGAGTATGTTACATCTGATAAATCATTTAAAGCACTAGCCCCACCTGCTCCCAAAGTACCAGCAGAGCTGATCACGTCACCTGCAACCGTCAAATTTCCATCAGCGTCAATATTACCACCAACTTCTAAATTATTTTCAACTTTCACGTTATTGTCTGCAAGCTGCAACCCTGTTACGTCTTCTCCTATCTTAACAGGTTTCATGTCTCTTGCTAGTGGATTGTCTAATTTTAGATGCCTTTCTAAGTTTTCTTCGTTAGCTACTTTTCTATTATTACTAGAACCGTAAGCCACTAATCTTTGCCCCACTTGTATTCACTTGCTATGTTTTTCTTGTTCTTTAGCATCTTATGTATTTCATGTTGTGCTTTTTCAATCTCGCCTATTCTTTTTTCTAATTCGTTGTTTTTTATATTTGTTGCCCTGATCTCAGGCATTACTGCCTTCCAAACGTGTTTCAGTAAGAAAGGCAGTACCTGCTTAACTAATTTATTTATTATCACTTCTCAAGCCTTTAATGAATCCACGCACCAAAGACCCAAATACGTTGTCCACAAGGTCTATAAAGTATGGCTCTATTGTCTTGTTCCATACTCCTTTTGTGACGCTCCATTTACCTAGACCAAGTGTCATTACCTTGCCCAGACTTTCAAATGTGGTTTCTATTACACTGCAAATACTTTCGTTTGGTATCTTTTTTAATACCCATAATACTATTGCTGATGCTCCTCCACCAACTAAAATTCCTGAGTTACCTGTTACTGCTCCTAATATATTCTCTAACATATTGTCTCCTCTTTAAAAATGTTTGTCTTGTTTACGCATGAACTTCTCTTTAAGTCCATTGCCACTCATGCTAGCTAGTATTTCTACAATCGCTCTATAGCTAGCTTTTATTTCTGATTGTTTAATTTCTACTTTCTTTGAGTTGTCTATTAACTTAATGACAATCCCTTCTAATCTTGTAAATGATTCTCTAAGCTCTGTTTGTAGCTCGTTTGTAATCCAATCATTTTGCGTTTTAACATAGTAAGCCAAAGCCACCAAGCCTACTAAGCTAACGCCATACTCTTTAATTAGTTCAAATATATCCATCTACACTACTACCTCAAATATTGTCTTTTGTTTTCTTGTCTTGCCGTGTGACTTTGCATTGTATGCTTCAAGTGATGAATCTATGTCATACCCTTGGCAATCTACGTTTTGCAAGTCCACCTTAATCCCGTCCCTGTTCCCATTGCTATAAAACACGTAGCAGTTTTGACTAGCCCTACCATTGAGATTAAGTGCTTTCTCTGCATAGTCGTTAGCACCTACCAGTGATGACGACCTTCCAAAGTTATCTCCGACCCTTGCACTGTGAACGTGTCCGAAAATAACATAATCTATTTTTACGCCCTTCAAAGAATATCTGCCAACAATCTGATTTATACTTGTTTCTAGCTTTCCTCTTATTGAGCCATGACCGTGCATCATCAGTAAATTTTGCCCTGCAACATTTATAACAAGCTCTGATGGGTCACCATGCACAAACTCTATGTCACTATCTTTAAATAAATATCTTAGGCATTGAAATATAGTATAGTCATAATTGTCTGTAGCTACTATATTGCTCCAACCCATTTCTTTATTTGCTCTGCCTTCGTTTCCTACTATAGATGCAACAGTTACGTTATAGTCTTTGTTCATGTCCAATATTGCTTGCTGTAGTATATCCACCCCAAGAAATGTTGCTTTAGCCCTGTTTGTAGCTTGATTTAAAAGTTCATCTAAGCGTCTATCGCTATTCATCATGTCGCCAGTCAAAGCGACAACTACATTGCTCACATTGGCTGTTTTGAAGTACAATTTAGCCCTATTTACAAAGTATTGGATCCTAGCTGACGCAACCTTAAAATCATATTTATTGTTTTCTAAATTCACCAATTCGTTGAAGTGGACATCTGAAAACTGTATAACACCTACAGCCTTATTATTGACTTTGTGTTTAGTTGTTGTGCAACTTAATTTATTATTTTCAAAAAGCGTAATTAATTCTTTACTGTATTCTTCAATGGCATTTTCTATTCTAGCGTGCTCACGAAATGCCTTGTTATGTATTCTGTTTTTGTCTTGTGCTCTCTGTTTCTGTTTTGAGAGCCTAACATTCTCTCTTACTATGTCTAAATCTGCATCGCAAATAGGGTAAATGGTTTTACTTCTACAGCTTTTACATAAATAGCGTTGCCTTCCATGTCTGTCTTTGCCCTCTCTTGTCATGCCTATGTGGTAACAATTTGGACAAACTAATTTGCTAGGGTTTATGTCTAGCACAGACCCCCTCTCATTTTAAGAAAGCGACTTTATAACGTCACTAAGTTTTTTAGCTCTGTTTGGTGTTTGCCTTGCCCATTTAGAATCCAACATCTCTTTTGATGCCATCTTATATTCAAAGTTCTCTAAATATGCTAAGGTCTTCTTAAATTTTGACACTCCTGTTATACCTAGTTGATAGCACATCTCATATATAACGTCTTGTGCTTGCTCAGGTAGGTCTTTAAGGAAAGAAAATCGACGGTTAGTGTCCTCTACTAACTTTTCTAGTTTCCTGCGTAGAATCATCTCTGCTATATCTTCGTCTATAACCAAATCCTTTATAGCGAAGCCGTAACCTATTGTATCTATGCCAAGAGTGTCCTTGTATACTCTGTCTCTAAATCCTTCTGACAGCTTTACTGCTTCTATTAACGTGCTCGTCATTATTTCTTTTGTATGTGCAATACTAGTTGTATGTCATTTGTATTCGTAAATGTTGGACTTCCACTAGCTAAAACAGCTGATACGTAAACACTTGTGCTATCATCTGCTGCTTGTAACAACATAGGGTCTACTGATTCGCCTGCTCCTGACAATGACTGTAATTCAGCAGGTTTTACATTATCTATATCATCTACCGTAGATTGGTTGTCAAATTTTAAAGCACCAATAAAACCCGTAGTCCTAAAATCTGCATCAGTAATGCCTGCTGTTGCGTGTTTCGTTCCAATAGCAGGTGTGCTTTTTTCAGTAAAAATTATATCTGCTGTAAATGTGTCTCGGTCATAATCAATTAAAAATGCTTTTATTAGTTTACAACAACCACCATTACCTAGAACTGCATTTGGTATTTCTGTTGGCTCAAACAAAACATCGCCATCAGCGTAGGCTTCGCCTGCTGTTAATGTTGGCGTTACTGTTATAATACTATAAGGACTTGCTGTGTTTGCCATAATTAAATCTCCTCTACAGTGTAGCCCTTAGCTTCATATACTTTAACATAATCTCCTAAATTGTCTCTATATATGACGGCACCTGTATTTGTAGTTATTTTGTACTTTATGTCTTTTGAAACCTCTACCTTCTTAGTTTCTTTTTTCTTTACTTTTTTCTTTGATTCAGCCATGACAGCTCCTTATTTAATTATATTACCATTTTTATCAAAACTTATACCACCAAACATGCCTATGTTGTCTGCACCTTTGCCTTTTTTATTTCTTTCGATCCTATCACCAACTTCTTGTATGTAATCCATGTATTTAATTTTTTGACCTTTATAGTAGGCTTGCTGACCCTTATCCCTATCTTTTTCTAATTTTAAATTATTAGATGGGTCTAGTTGCACTCCAAGTTGTTTATTATTTAGATTTCCTATATCTTTTGCCATAGTATAATTGTGGGGCAGTTGCCTACCCCACAATCCTTATCTATTATGATATTTCAGTGTGAACTTCAACACCATGTGCATTAACAAGTATGTCTTTCGCATAGTATGCGTTAGCTACTAATACTGTCTTTGCTTGTACTTCTTCTCTTTCAGTTGCCATTTGCATGAAGTTTCCACCACCAAAGTCGATAAATCCAACTCCTAGTGCTGTCTTTGCAAAAATAGCACCTTTCTTAATGGTTGCGTCTGCACCATCTGGGACTGATGTGCTTGTATAGAAGTCTATACCTGCAATATTAGTCACAAGACCTCTGCCAATAAATTGATCTGCAACTCCACCTGAACCAGCAAGTCCATTAAATGCTGCGTTACTTGTAGCAACAGAGCTTGAACCAAATTCGTTAGACAAACCAAAAGAGCCAAACATTTGCTGTGGGTGTAGCACTGCTGAGTAAGGTCTTGGAGCGTCATTTGCTTCTAATTTAGCCAATCCGTCCATGATGTCTAAAAACCTTAGCCCTTCTGTTGATACTCCAACTGCGTTTGTAAAGCTGTCAAAGTGACCACACACTTCCAAGTCAAACTTCTTTGCAATGTCGTTACCAAGCTGTGCAGCTGCGTTTACTAATAGAGCGTCATCATGTCCATGAGCAACTAAGTCAGTCACTTCAGCTCTGATAGCTCTTCTTAGAACCTCAACACTAACAGCTGTTGTTTCAATGTCTGTTAGGTTTGCATCTGTAACCTCAGCTCCAGCTGCCATTTCTTTTACACCAAATGTTCCGTCTGACGCATCATGCTTAGTGTAAATTGGGAACTTAACTGTGCTGGTTCCAGCTGGTGCAGCTGCCATTGTAACCAATGGAGCCATTACATTTGCCTTGTTAAATTGAACAAGAGCAGCTGCTATTTCAATGCCTAGTCCACCTGTAGCTACATCTGTATCTGTAACCTCAGCACTCTGAGCCTTGAGATGTGTACCAGCATAACCGTTTTGCGACCACGCTTGTAGATTGTTTAATAATTTTACCATTTCATTCTCCTAGAATTATTTACGCTTGCCCCAGTTATACCCATTTACATTGTCATTAAGGTACTTGTCGCACCCTGCTGGGTCTTTCTGTGCAAACTCTGTGATACTATTATAACCACCAAATTCTCCTGCTCCTTTTGACTTATTGGCAGGTCTTTGATTTGGTGTATTAACCGTGTTTGTCTGCGTAACCCTATTTGCAAACATTTCCAACTTATTAAGCGATAGCCCTTCTGCTATAGCTTTGTCATCATCATTTGTAATTCTTTCCATGATTGATGCTCTTTTGTTGGTTTTGTATTCACCCCAAGCATCAGAATTAGCTTTCCAACTATTTGCTTGCTCATTAAGAGAATCATATTTCTTAAGTTGCTCTTCATACATGGTTTTGTATTCACCTTGTTTTGCTAGCTGTTCTGCTCTTTCGCTTTCACGTTCCTTTTCAATGTTAGCTAATTTTTCAGCTAATTTGTTTTTCTGTGCATTAACTTCATTGAATCTGCTTTGTGGTATCATGTTTTCATTTGTTTGAACTTGTGTGTCCTCATTTTTTGCGTTGTTTTGTTCAACGATGGGTGTTTCGTTTTGTTCTGACATTTGTACCTCTTTTGTGAGTTATTTAACAAAATCGTTATACATATATTAAAACATTAAAGTCAATAAAAAAAATATTTATTTTGAAAAAGGGAAACGTCTTGTTTCTGATTTTGGCAATTTTCTTTCTATTTCTTTTATTACTTCTCTATCTATAATCTTTATTGTGCTTTTAGGCAGTGGATTTCTTTGACTAGTTAGCACCCTACCCATACTAGCTAAATGATTTATTTTTTCGCCATGTACAGCAAATCTTATTTTTGCCATAGTTTTTGTTCCAACAGCCTTTGCATCATTTTTTAAATCACCACTTAATACTGGTGCTGTTGAACTTTTAAATGCTGGGTCTTGTCTTTGCAATATCCCCATTTTTTTTGCTTCTCCATAACTCAAGCCCTCTTTGGGTATATTTGGTCTTTGATTTTTTCTTGCTAGTATAGAAGCCCATTTTGTTTTGTTTCTTGAATAAGATTTAAATTTTTTACCTGTTACGTCTAATGCTTTTTTAAAAATATGATTTTCATAATCTCTACGCATTTTGTTAGCTAATGATTGAAAAAAGTTTTTATCTAACATTCTTACTCTTTTCTGATGCTTCTACTGGGAACCATTGGTGTCTACAATTATATCCACCTCTATTGACAAACACATCTGCACCAAACTCTCTTTTAATTTCATCTCTTGTCATCTCACCTGCTTCATAAAGTCTTCTGCACACAGGTCTAGTTCTATCATCTTGTGCCCCTACATACCTAAATTTAGTAGCTACAGGGCTTGTATCTATCATGATCTTTCCAACTGATGCACTATAGTCGTTTAAACCTGTTGTCACTAAAGTCCTCATCTGTCTATTAGAAAGACCTGCTTGTTGCTGTATTGCTTGCAATATGCCTGCTTCTGCCGATTCTCCAATTACGCCTTTGATTATTTCATTTTTTAAAACACCTGACATGTTTCCTATACTTTCTGCAAAACTAGATGTGCTAAAATTAGTCACAGCTTGCAAGGTTTCCTCTGTAATCTCTCCAAATAACGTCATATCGCCAAGAATTTGTGTATGTGCTGCTGTATATCCAGTGAGTATATTTTGTGCTTTAGTTAATACAAGTTGCTCAATATTTATTTGTTCCATAGCAAATAAAAACTCATCAATGTTTCTAAATCGTCTGTCTTTGGATAGTTTGAGCAAATCTCTAACCATTTCTGTTTGTAATTGCTCTACTTGACTTGCTATTTTTTCTGCTACACTATCTATGTAGTTTTGATTAGCCATTTAGTAAATCCGTAACAGATTTTCTTGATTGCCAAAATTTACATGACCAGTATCTTGCTTTTGTTTTGTCTGTAGGTTTGTTAGTATCGCACCTATGTCTTGCTCTAAAACTACGCCTTCTATCATCACTAAATCTTTTAATAGTTAAGTTGGGGTCGCCAAACATTACTTTTTTGACTTTGTCTCCATCTTTCACATAAACTTTAAATTTCTTGCGTCCATACCCTGCTTCGCCTTTTTGTATTCTGCTTGGCTTGTCTAGCCGTACTGATTTACCTTGATATTCTGCCACTACCTTCTCCTCATTTTTTTGACTGTAGATTTAGAATATTTAGCCCTAGTTTTGCCAGCTCTAGTTGCAGTTCTTTTTTTTCTATTTTCGTACGCTTTTTGACCTTTAGTTAGTTTAGCCCTAACAGATTTTGGCAAGTATCTACCTCTTTTGCTTTTTGGTTTTTTCTTGTCGCTTTTTGATATGTACCCCCAGTCTTCAGAAGTCCATCTTTTAAGCGACCTTTGTGACTTTTTTAATGCCATTATTTGTATCCCCCACCTCTTGCTTTATACATGCGAGCAAGCATCTGAGCCTTCCTAGCTGACCATTGACCTGCCCTGCCCCCTTTTGAGCCTGCTTTGATTCTTTGAAATAATCTTTTACGCATAGTTGGCTTTGTGTAATTACCTGCTTTGTTTACTGTGCTTTTACGTCTTTTTTTTCTAGCCATTATCTACCCACACTTTTCATTGCTTGTTTGTGTGATTGGGTAAAAGTTTTACCTCTTTTCATTGCTCTAACCATAGAACGTAAATGCTTTGCAGTGTGATGTGTTTTGTGTCTACGCATAGCCGTCTTTTGTCTTTTTGTAAGACCTGCCATGCTAACTCCTTTTACATAATCTGTTTTAGGCATAATATCTCCTATTGCACTGGTCTTGTTAATGCTTGCAGTAGACTATCTTGTGGTGTCTCTTCATCTGGTTCTGCCATGTCTTGCTCGCTTCTTTCAAATAAATAATCTTGAGCAGTCTCTCTGTCTGGGAATCTGTCTGGGTCTTTTTGCATTAATATATCTGCTGAGTCTATTAATCCCTTTGACATCTCCCAATCCCATTTCTTTATCTGCTCTTCTGACGATAGTATTTCCATAGATTCTTCATAGTCTACTTTTAAAAGCTCACCAGTGTTTACATTCATTTCTACGCCTAAGATAATAGATTCAAGCTCAAATAATCTCTGTTCTACTTCTTTCCATCTAATTACATCTGATATTCTTGCGTCTTGTAGCTCGGTGTTTCTTAGCTTTAATGCTACACCTGACATCGCTGTTGTCCCTTCTACAAAAGCAGTATTCAAATGATAGTTTTGTGCAAGTAATTTGTAGCTATGTTCAATGGAGCTAGCTAACGCTTCTACTGTATTTGGTGGAGATACAATGTTCATAACACCGTCCACGCCAAGAAAGCTAATTTTATCTTGTCCTACTTCAAGCGTGTCTTTTTCTACTTGACTACCATTTACATACATATATCCAAACGACTGGAACATTGTATTAGCGTTTGAATTTGTTTCAGATACATTCACTTCTAAATTGGTCATTATAACGTCCATTGCTGGTCTTGTATCAAGATAACTATATTCAGGTCGTCCATTTTTAAAACACTCTATGAATGGGAGCACACCATAGGGATTTATATGTTCTGGATTGTCTGGATCTTCTTGTATTGTACCATTGTTGTCATAGATAAAAGTATTTTCTGCGTCCCAGTACACATGTAGCTCTGGCTCTTCGTCCATAACAGATGCCTTCATAGCTAATGGATATGTTATAGAAATAGGACGCAATGGGTCATC